AACATCTTCCTAAAAATCGCTCTCTCTCAAAAAAAGAATTTCAAAAATTCATAAAAACTTTAAAAAAAAACTTTGGCTCGTCCAAAGAAAACCCTGTTCGCCAAATCTACTGTGGTGAATATGGCGAAAAAACTAAACGCCCTCACTATCACGCTATCTTCTTCAATCTAAATCTCGACGACCTTGTCGAAAAACGCCTTTCTGATCAAGGACACTTATGTTACACAAGCGAAACTCTTACTAAACTCTGGGGTAAAGGAGATGTTGAAATCTCCGAAGCTACTCCTGCAACCATCGCTTACCTCTTTAAATACATTCTCAAAAAAAAATCTCGGAAAGAAAAACAAAAACCTCTTTCCATCGAACACGATGGAATTACCTATGACGTCGAACATGAATTCATCGAAGCCTCTAGAAATCCTGGTATAGGCGCTCATTTGCGCCAATCTCAATCAATACGTAAAGGCTTCTTATCTCTCGACGGAAAAATCAAAGCACTGCCTAAATACTTTCTCGAGTATCTCAAAACTACTGACCCTCGTTATTACGAGGAACTCAAAAATCAAAGGCATGATCATGCCGTTTCTAGAACTAAACTTTCTCAAAAAGAACAATCTCGTCTTAACGCTACACTCCAATCCTTTCAAAAATTAAAAAAAAGAGATTGATTCTGAAAAAATCTATATATACTTACTGACACAAACAAACTTTCCTGAAAGGAATATCATGAAAAATCACCTTCTTGCCGTCTATGATCGCATTACAAAACAATACGATCGGCCCTTCACATCTCGTGGTACTGAAAGAATTCAAGAAGAATTCGATCTAATCTGTGCCGATCCAAAAACTTCTTACTCCCGTAAACCCGATGAGTACGAAGTACACGAACTCGGCATCTTTAACGATTCTCCTCATCATGACCCTGATATTCAAAACACTTTCTATCCTAACCCTCGTGTCGTGGCTCAAGGTCGCCTTCAACAACAACAAGGAACTCCAAATGCCAATTCATAAAGAAGTCACTGAACATGCTTTCTATACTGAAGGCCCTTCTCTTACAGAGCCCGAACACGCTGAACGCTGCTCTATTGAACATCAACTCCTACGCATTTCTCGTGGCTTGCCACCAAATTGGGGAAATCAAGATGTACAATATGGCTATGAAAAAATGGATAACTCTCTTACTGATCATAAAATCGCGCTTGAAAAAGCTGCAGAAGATGCTCTTAAATCTGATCTTACTGAAATCTCTGATGAAGACTTCGCAAGTCTTAATCCTACTACTCAAAAAATCTTAGCTAATGAACGTCAAAGACAAATTCAAGCTAAGGCTCAAAAAGAAAAACACGATCGAACTCAAAAAACAAAACACGCGAAAGAAAACGACGAAATAAACGACGAAATCTCACGCGAAAAATATGATCGTGTACAACGTGAAAACGCTACTCTTAAACGCTCGGCCGACGGTACTCCGACGGACGAAAAACCGCCGGTAGGCAAAAAGCCGAGCCCGTAGGGCGCTGGAAGGGGCTCGCGCCTAAAAACGTAACCCACCCAGCGCGGGCCCTCTTAAATCTCTTAAAACAAACACACTTGACACTAGCACCGTGTCAAAATCAAAAAACATATCTACCCTTACCCTGGCGCCTAACGCGGCGCTAAAGGGCAAGGGTGGCTTCGCCGGGATTGGGACGTCCAGAATATATCTTTCTTGTTAATTATATTCTGGACTGACACCAAACAAACTGGTGTCATAAAAAAAACTAACAAAAACCTTAACTTAAGGAGTTAAAGTGAAACGAAAATCCGTCAACTTCAAAAAATCCGCTAAAAGCTTCAAAAAGAAAGCTTCTACTACACATGCAAAAAATCTCCCAAATCATCGCGTAGCTCGCGGTGGAATCCGATTATAACATGGTCTTCGGATGGGACGATGCTGCCGTCGGCGGCATAGCTGCCGCAGGCAATATAGTAGGCGGACTAATCTCTGCTCAATCCTCTCGTGCCAATGCCGATCATCAAATGGACCGGCAAATGGCTGCTCGAAAAACTGCTCATCAAGACGAGGTCGCGGACTTACGTGCCGCTGGCCTCAATCCTGTACTCTCTGCAGGCGGCTCTGGCGCCTCTACTCCCACAATGGCCTCACCTGAAGGCCCTGACTTAGGTGGTGCCGTAGGCTCTGGAGTAAACTCTGCTCTCGCTCATCAACGCCAAAAGGTCGATTTAGACCTTGCTAAAGCTCAAAAACAATTAACCGATTTTTCTGCTCAGAAAATCGATCAGGAGAACTATTCTGTCTTAGAAAATACAAAACTTATAAAAAATCAATCTGAGTTCCAGGAACTCAAAAACCGCTATATGCGGGAAACTCTTCAGGCTCAGATCAAAGAAGCTAAAGCCAAAGGCGATTGGGCTCAAGTCAACATGCTACTCGGTGCCATTGGTGGCACCTCTCAAGCAATAAAAACATTTTTACCGTAATAAGGAAATTACATGCTCGCTCATAATCAAAAAATAACTGGCGCACAAATTCATCAATTCAATAATATTCAACAACAAGCTATTCCTCGATCTACCTTCGATAGGTCCTTTCCTATCGCTCTTACTCATGACACTGATTATCTCTATCCAATTGTTAATGACGAAATCTTACCTGGCGATCATATTCGCCTAAAACCAACTCTCTTTACTCGCCTGAACCCTACTGTAAAACCTATAATGGATAATCTCTATCGGGATATGCATGCATTCTTTATTCCTCTTCGAATCCTCTGGGACAACTTTGAAAAATTTCAAGGTGCACAAATTAACCCTGGCGATAGCACTGCTTATACTATTCCCGTGTATGATATTGCTGCTCCTCTTAGCACTACTGGCTTTGCCGTGGGCTCTCTTCAAGACTATATGGAAATTCCGCCTCTAGTCTCTGCTGACGCTAACACAAAAATCAACTGTCTCTACGAACGTGCTTATAATCTCGTATGGAACGAATGGTATCGTGATGAAAACTTAGATAACTCTGTCTCTGTACCCAAAACTGATGGCCCTGATAATCCAGGAATGTACACACTTCTAAAACGCAATAAGCGAAAAGACTATCGGACTTCTGCTCTTCCTTTTCCTCAAAAAGGCCCTGCTGTTACTATCCCTGTAAACCTAGGAACTTTCCCTGTCCGTGCGAATTCTACTTTTTCACAGATTTTAGTAAAAAGAGATATCGCTGCTCTCTCTGAACCTCTTCGTGCTGCTACTATTAATAATACTCCTTCTGGGAATTCTAACTATGTGCTCTTAGGTGGCGGTGCTCTTCCTTCTTCTACTGATCTAGGCTGGGGTTATACCAATGCTGATCGTGATACTAATCTTCATGTGGATATTAATAACGGTACTTCCATTTCTATCAATACTCTCCGCCAACTAGCTACTCTTCAACAGATGCTCGAACTCGATGCTCGCGGCGGAACTCGCTATACTGAAGCTCTCTACTCCCGTTGGGGCGTGATCGCTCAAGATGCCCGCTTACAACGACCTGAACTTATCGGACAATCTTCATCTCCTATCACTGTCTATGCTGTTCCTCAGACTGCACCGACTGTTGATGGACAAACTCCTCAAGGCAATCTCGCCGCTTACTCTACAGGAATTCACAATGGACACTTCGAATACACCGCTCAAGAACACGGTATACTTCTCGTACTTACCAATGTCAGAGCTGACTTACGCTACTCTCAATATCTTCCTCGGAAAAGAACTCGCCAAACACGTACTGATATGTATGAACCAGTATATGCAAACGTCGGCGAACAACCACTCAGACAAGACGAGGTTAAATGGACTGGCGTCGCAGCTACTGACGCTGGAACCTTCGGTTACCATGAAGCCTGGGATGACTACCGCTTCAAAGATCCTTCTATCACTGGACTATTCAGACCCGCTGTGCCCTCAAATCTCGCTGTATGGAATCTCTCCCAAAACCTCGGCGGAACTCCTGTACTCAACGCATCTTTCATTAAGGAAGGAGTCCCAATGTCTCGAGTCCTTGCTGTCACTGACGAACCTGCCTTCCTTGTCGAAGGACACTGCCAATACATCCACACTCGCGCAATGCCTATCAGATCTAATCCGGGCATCACTCGCCTATGATCTGTCTCAATCCGCTAACGGCCTATGAAAATCCGGAAAAAGGCCGGCCCATCTTTGGATGGGCTGGCTTCTCTCAAGGCCTACGCGAAATTAAATTACCCTGCCAAAAATGTGCATCTTGCGTGCACAATTACTACTCATTCTGGGCAACTCGTGGATATTATGAACTCCTAAACTGGTCTCAAAACTGGTTTGTCACTTTTACTTATAATGACAAACATCTTCCTAAAAATCGCTCTCTCTCAAAAAAAGAATTTCAAAAATTCATAAAAACTTTAAAAAAAAA